ATGTTCAAGCTAACCGGAACTCTCAAAAAAGAGGAAGTGCGAGAATTCACTCGCAAAGACGGAAGCCAAGGCAAAAGCCGAACGCTGTTCGTCGAACCAGAGTCAAGCATTTATCCCATTCGTGTAAACCTGTCCGACATGGAAATGAAAATCGGCAAGACCGGCGAAAAAGTAACTCTCGATGTAGATGTGTTTCCTTACCACATTGTGGACGGAAAACGAAAACGCGCTTTTGCGGATTTCTATATACCTAATAAAAAATAAGTATGGAATTTCTTACCACAGCTTCGACAACATTCGCCCTTACCGACCAAGCATTGGATATGATTAATTTTTTCAGCCAATTGCTTACAGCGTCGTTTGCCATTGTTTTTGGACTTCTCGTGGTGGTTATTCTCTTACTTATTTTCAAATCCTAATATGGCCGGACTAATTATCAACATATTCGGCGGACTGGGTTTGAGCTTGGTATTACCGATAGTCTTATTCATCGTTTTAAGCATTTTATTAACAATAATATCGGGCAAATAGTATGTGTTCCTCATATATCTTACTAAACAATTCGTGCTACTTAGATAATTTCCTCTTGATAGGACAAGTCTTCGCTAAAGCGATTGTACTCGGTTTGGTACTCGGAACAGTGGTCGGCATACTGTGTTTATTCGTTAATAAAATTAACCATTAAGAATATGACTAACAAAGTCAAAATGCTTATCTCTGGAACCGAAGCGAAAGTCGCCGCCTTTGCTACCGCCATCGTTGGCGGTGTGCTCTCGGCCTCTAACGTATTCGCGGCCGTAGATCCTGATGTCGCCTCTACCACACAACAGTTGGTAACGACTATGAAAGAAAATGTTACGGGTGTTATCACCACGAACATTTCTCAAATCGTAATCGTTGGTGTCATCATCTTCTCGCTGACTTTCGTTTGGAAGCTTTCCAAGAAATTCATGAAATAAGCGATAACCGGCGGGGGCTGGCTCTACTATGGCCAAGCCCCCGCGTCCGGTTGTACCGGATTAGAAATTAATTAAACGATTGTTATGTATTCTCTTAAATCAATAACAAAAACAAAACTGACGCTTTCGATATTTTTTAGTGTTGTTGCGTCGTTTTTGTTTCTAGCTCCCGCAAGTGCCTCCATTACGCCGGATGTAACTTTTGCCCCAAGCACAAACTGGTATGAGTGGGTTATCCGGTATCTCAATGAAACTGGCCGAGGACAAGTATTTAAGACCGGAGCAACTACGACGGCTTTCAGATCAGTGGCAATGAAGCTGTGCCGGACAGGAACTTTTACTAAGCCAAAGACATTAACACTCTGCACAACGGCGGTGAATGGCTATTACGCTGGTTGTCAAACGCCCCTTGTTAGCAAAATTTATTCTTCCAGCACATTAAACGCAATGATTCCGTATGACACAAACTGTTCAGGCAACAATGAGGGCGGACCAAATGACGGAACCTATTACAAATGGGTATATTTCACGCTTGATAATGCCGTGGCCGTTTCCAGCAGTGCTAGCTATTTTTTCCTGCTCAATTCGGCTTCGTCCAATGACAACGAGCCAGCCAATGTTTTGCCAAACATGTATAACAACTGCAATTATTTGGGTGCAAGCCAAGATTATGTGGACGGGCAGACATATAATTATCACGGTTCAACAAAATATGTTGAGGGGGCTTTGTGCGATATGCTTTTCAAAACATATTCCAGCGACCCCAACCCGCCTGTGTTTGCTATTACATCGCCTCAAAACAACGATCCGGAAATACGGGACACTTGGATTACTGTTTCGGGAACGTGTCCGATAGCCGGAACAAATCGGATTGGTTTAACAAACGACTGTTTGGGCTTCGATAAAATAAATTATAATCTCTCGTGTACTGCCGGAAAATTTACGGGCCAATTCTATTATGACGGCCTCGGCGATAAAAGAATTATTGCTCGCGATAGCAGTAGTGTTTCCGGTGACTGTGTGGACTATGATAATCTCATGGACTTTAAAACAGTACGAACAATTGAAGTTATCAATGGCTACCCAAATGAGTGGTACGCCAATCTGGATTATTACCAAGATTACGATATTAAAATAAAGTCGCCGGTATTTGATATAGCGTTAACACTTCCCGCCGGTTCCACTTCTTCGCCATTCGTATTTCAATTTACTTATCCGGCCACCTCGACACTCGCCAACCTGCTTTTTACAATTAAGCAGTATGACAACAGCGGTAATTTGCTTAATGGTAGTTACGCCACAAAAACACTCTCCACAATGGCGGACACGCAAAATTATCCGGTCACGCTCAACGCCTCATCTACTTTGACGCTTAACTATGTCGTGCAACTTACGGACACCGGACAGATGAAACGGCAATATCCGTTCGCGATTTATGTGTCTGATCTTACCTTTGTCTCCAATCCGATAGGCACTGGATTTTTCTTTCCTCGACTTGTTAATCTGCTCAAAACAAAAGTGGTGTTCAATTACTTCTTTGTTTTTCATGACGGATTTTACAATCTGTTCAACGCCAGTAGTGTCGCCGTATCAAGTACAGCTTTGGATATTACGGTTAAAACTGTATCTGCCGACAAACAATATAACACAAGTATACTCATATTCTCGGCTAGCGATCCGAACGTCAAGAACTTTGCCAATGGACTGCGACCATACATTACCGCCATTCTATGGCTCATCTTTGCCTTGTATGTGTTATTAAGAGTTAGTCGGCTCTTTAGCAATAATGATCAATAATATTATGCTCGATCTAATCCAATCAATCCTAGTTAAAATATTTTCGTTTTTGCCGGACGCCAGTCTTAACGATCCGGTAATAACAGCAGTCAACAGCGCATTTTCAGTAATGACGCCAACATTCGCAAAGATTGATTTAATCTTTCCGATTTATTCACTGTTCAAAATATTGCTTTTGGTGTTATTCGTTGAGATGACTTTATTCCTCGTCACGCTTGTTCTGAAAGCGATTACGACAGTTAAACCATAAGAATATGATTACTATAATCACCGGAAAACCTGGAGCAGGAAAAACCCTGATGATGACATACACCGCTTTGGATATGTTTTTACAAGGCTTGGACGTATACGCCAATTGGAAACTGGATTTTTCCGCCTACGTCGAAAAGAAAAAGTTAGACAAAACAAAACTTGGAAAAGTTTTCTTTTGGTCGGAAGTGCCGGAACTTCTACATATCAAAGGCGGGCAGATATTTATTGATGAAGCGCAAGGGTATTTCGATTCACGCGAGTGGCAAGAAATGCCACCGTCAGCGAAACAAAAATTTTCTGCTCACCGGCACGACATTAAAAAAGACGCCGACGGCAATATTGTACCGCTTGATGTTTGGGCGGGTGTTCAGCACATGAGCAACATTGATAAACGGATACGAGATTTAGGTCAGTATTTTGTTGAAGTAAGAAATGTTTTAAGGATATTCTTTATGGCCTCATATTTTGAACTTCACGACTTGAAAGATGACACTGTGAAACGTGTGGCGATTAAAAGACGTATATTCTTGTTCAATAAGTTGAAAGCAAATTGTTATAACACTCATGAAGCCGTCAACTTCATTGAGTATCCCGAATTTCCATACCATAGGGATTACAAAAAAGAATACTCAAATGATAATACTGGATTGCTACCCAATCACCCGCACACTCCGGAATATTCTAAACAAGGCAGAGGCAAACGAAAAAAGGAACCAGATCACTTTGACCCGATTCCTGATTATCTGTCCGACTAAGCGACTTTCTCGACTTGGCGGATGTAAAAAAGATTTATTGTCTTCGGATACTTCCGGACAACAGCACCTGCTTTATCTTTCTGCTCGATGACTATAAAAGACTTAATAGCCTTTTCGCCTTTCTTAACCTTGTACCCGTTTTCAAGCCAACGGTTAAAAGTTAAACAATTACTTTTCGGATCGTAATTGTTTGCTTCCTCCTGACCCCAACGGTCAAGAATCTGATCTTTGACTAGCTCGGCCGTAGTCGCCGAACCTGTCCATGTGGAAATTTGTTTTTCCATACGTTTAAATATATCGGCCAATTAAAATATTCAAGCGTAGGCCGTAAAATCCGCATTGAACAGGCTGATAAAAGCGTCTGATAGCTTGCTCTAGTCAAGGTGGAGATGAGGAACGAGCACTACCTTTACTTGAGATAAGCTGATGCTAAAATATCTAAGCCTAATGCGGTAAATTCAATATTATTTATGTTCTTAACTCATTTTATTTGTACCGGCAATATTTTTTGGACGGTCTGCCCGACCGCCCAAAAAATTTGCGGACAAAAAACAGTTAGAACGAATAAAAAGAAGTTCCTCCATAACTGGATTATATGCACACATCTAGACGCAGAATGAAGATACTATTTTAATTCACTTTTAAACAAATTAATTAACCATGATCGAACTCTATGATTTCAAATTGATAAAATCCGGAAAGGAAATTGAAGTGTATCATTACCAAAACAAAAAAATACTTCGTGGTTACGAACGTCGTGAACGAAAAAAAGAATCAAAAGAAAAAGAAGAAACAATCGAATGGGCGGAGTTGATTGAAGAGTGGGGCGATGAAGAAGAAAAAACCAAACTCAAAAAAGAACAAACTTTAAAAACAAAATTTTCAATCTCTCGCACTCGCACCAACATACGACGGCTCACCAACGCCAATCCTCACCTCAATCAGTTTCTCACCTTAACCTTTGCCCAATCTATGCCAAACCTTGAACCGGCAAACAATTTATTTAATCTCGCTATTAAACGAGTTGTGCGAGTTTACCCGCAATTTCAATACATTGCCGTCAATGAGTTTCAAAAGGATACTGATTTTCACGGTAATGTTAAGCCGTTAGGCGGATCCGTTCATTACCATTTATTGTGCAATCTCGGCCCCAAAGATACGAGCAAAGATAAATTGTTTGAGTGGGAAAGAAAGTTCGCGACAAAGTACTGGCAGAACGGATTTGTGAAAATTAAAGAAGTCCGACAGGTTACGAACATGGGAGCGTATTTCTGTAAATATCTTGGTAAAGATATGTTTGATAAACGAATGTTTAGAAAAAAGAAATTCTTTTGTTCACAAACATTAGATAAGCCGGTTGAAATGACCGGCGATAAAGCTATTAGTTTTTTTAATAAATATGTTAAGTCGATAACACCGATTTTTGAAAAAACATTTACCAGTGAATACACTGGCACGGTTGATTATTCGGCGTATTCTCTTAGCGAGAACGTGCCGGTAATAGAATCCGGCCGGTATGATCTCGCTCATCAAATTTAAAGAACTTACTGAATTAGACGGACAACAATTGTCCGACGAAGAAGCAACGGAAGCGAGAGAAACCATTTATCAATTATTAGAAATAGCTTTTGATGTTTGGGCTAAAAAGAAAAGGAAGCGCAAAAAACAACCCCTTGATAATAAAGCTTAACTTTGATAATATAGCCCAGTACACAACTTTATTATCCGCGGGCTTTTTTATTGCCATAATTCTTTATTGTGGCCAGAAAAGGGAGCAATCCTGCTTTCAATTTGCCTCGCGGTAAGTTGTGTACACAGCAGATCTTTGCTCCCTTTTTTATTTATTTTATGGAAAAACAATTACAACGAGGAGTTATCTATTATCGTGTATCTACGTCAGAACAAGCCGAGCATGGCTTTAGTTTGGATTACCAGCGTGAGGCTTGTTTAAAGCACGCTGAAAGCCGTGGTATTGATATTGTGGCCGAATACCACGATGACGGCATATCGGCTAAGACAACCAACCGTAAGGGGCTACAAGAGATGATAAAGTTCTGTTCGGTAAAGAGCAATCGCATTGATTGTGTTGTCGTTAATAAAGTTGACCGGCTTTCGCGTGATGTTAACGACTACACAAGTATTTTCACACAATTCACCAAACAAGGCATTACGCTTGTTTCAACCACCGAGGCCATTAATGATACGCCATTTGGTAAGTGCGTTGGTAATATCATGGCGACATTCGCACAGCTCGATAATGACATGCGTAGCGAACGTGTAACGGTCGGAATGAAAAAATGTATTGAATCCGGTCGGTGGCCTTTTATGGCTCCGATTGGATATCTCAATCACATTGATAAAAATAACAAGAAGACTATTATCGTTGATCAAACCAAAGCTTCACTTGTTACCTATATTTTTAGTGAATACGCTACCGGCGTATACACCGAGGAAGAAATACGACAGCGAGTAAACGCTCAAGGTTTACTCTCCCACAGGGGCAAAGAAATATCATCACAGATGATCCACAAAATATTAGTGGAGAAATTTTATATTGGTGAAATGACAATGAACGGTATTGATTACCAAGGTACTCATCGCCCATTAACTACTAAAGAAAATTTTTATCAATGTCAAAAGTTTTTAAAAAAGTACGATAAGAAAACAATGATGTCATTAAGTCGTTCGGAAGAGGCGTTTCCGTTGAGAAATTTCGTATTATGCGCGCAATGTACCCGTCCGCTTACCGCCGCATTTTCAACCGGCAAGAGTGGGAAGAAATTTCCTTACTATCGTTGTTATAATCGACATTGTACCGGCCTTAAATCAATTTCCAAGGGTAAATTGGAAGAGCAATTTTATGAGTATTTGAAAGAAATTATACCGGACAAGCGCTATGCCAAAGCCATTAAACATATGGCATTAGAGGTTTGGGAAAAGAATTATAAAGAATTCAATATAAGCCAAGATCAATTGACTGCGGAAATCAGACAATTGAAACGAGAAAAAAGAAATACCTTTGACTTGTTAGGCAAAGGCTTAATAAGTGAAACTGATTTTAAAGAACAGCTAGATAATATCAAAGTCTCCATTGATGAAAAAGAAACCAGTTTGACCGAAACACCGAAAGACGATTTTGATTTTGGACAAGCACTTGATAGCTGTTTTAGCTTCTTTGAAACGATACCTGATTATTGGAAAGAAATTGAATATGCAGAAAAAATTAAACTCCAGAGTTCGATTTTTTCCAAAAAACCTACTTACCAAAATTCAACATTTGAAACACCGAAATTTTCGCTAATCTTTCAACAAAAAAGAGGGTTTGCAAGTGCAAACCCCCCAGTTGTAGCCCGTACGGGAATCGAACCCGTATTTCTACCTTGA